CCCGCCCCAAAGAAAAACTAGTTTTTACCCTCCCCGCCCCAAAGAATTTTCAACTTTCCTGCCTACCTTAAATATCTATTTGTGTATGATGAGTACATCGACAACATGGAGATGTACGAGATGTTTACGTTAGAGAGAGGTTTAGATATACCGGAGAGGAAGACTGGCCCTAAATATCCTTACGACCAGTTAGAACTAGGAGATAGTTTCTACCTTGAAGGTGGTGATCTATCTAAGCTATGTAATGCTAACTATAGAGAGTGGAGAAGAACGGGAAAGAAGTTCACAGCAAGGAAGGTGGAGAATGGTGTAAGGGTGTGGAGGATTGAGTGAAGCATGATGATGCGGTGAGATGGATTACGAAGTATGCGGAGGGTGATCCTAGTTATCCGTATCTGGCAATGAAGTGGTATGAGGATGAGAGAAAGAAACGTCCTTTGAGTGCTGATGAGCAAAAGACGGTTTTGTGGTTAAAGGAAAACTATGGAATTGAAGCCCGATTGCAGAAACTGCCACTACAGCCAAGAAATTGGACTAAAGGAAAGTGATGATGGAAAAGAAGTGGTCTTGATCTGCATCCGAGATGGCTTGCTGGCAGAGAAGGTTTGCACCTATTACGAATATGAACCAGGCATTGAATGAAGTTTGACCTTAATCACTTCTACAAGTTCTGCAAGGAACTGAAGGTAGAGACCAAAGAGCTAGGCATACAACGCTTAGGTAATCGTTTGCTTGGAAGCCAGACCTATGTGATGGAAGAGATCGCCAAGGGTCTCAATAACGACATCCACTTCTTTGTGATTCTGAAAGGTAGACAGCTTGGGATTACCACCATATCGCTTGCCTTAGACCTTTACTGGCATTTTAAGAACCCTGGGTTTCAGGGAACGCTTACCACCGATACCGAAGAGAACCGAGACCAGTTTAGAACCACACTTGCCATGTACATGGATGGCTTGCCACCGGAGTACAAGATTCCTTTGATGACGCATAACAGGAATCAAATGGTTTTAAAGAACCGATCAAGGCTCTTCTACCAAGTGGCTGGTTTGCGAGCCAAGGGTTCATTAGGGCGTGGTAAAGGTATTACCTATCTGCATGGCACAGAAACATCGTCTTGGGGTGATGAAGAGGGATTGGCTTCATTGCTAGCTTCTTTGGCAGAAAAGAATCCCAATAGGCTTTACCTCTTTGAAAGCACAGCGCGTGGGTTCAACATGTGGCATGACATGTGGGCCGTAGCCAAACGTGCAAGAACGCAAAAAGCCATCTTTTGTGGCTGGTGGCGCAATGAACTCTATACAGCAGATGCCAAGTCAGATGTCTATAAGGTGTACTGGGATGGCAAGCTAAGTCCTGAAGAAAAGGAATGGACAAGAGAGATTAAGAAGCTCTACCAGGTAGAGATCAATTCAAGACAGATTGCCTGGTGGCGGTGGAAGATGAATGAGGGGATTAAGGATGAAGCCCTCATGTATCAGGAGTTTCCTCCCACGGAAGACTATGCCTTCATCATGACGGGTTCAAGTTTCTTCTCACATGCCCGTTGCACTGATCAAGCCAAGGTTGCCAAGCAGTTATTACCTCGGTTCTACCGTTTCTCAATGGGGCAATACTTTGAAGACACTGAGTTAATTAACTCAACAGAGCGCATGGCAACGCTTAAAGTATGGGAGGAGCCGATTGAAAACGCCTACTACGTCATCGGTGCTGATCCAGCATATGGAAGCAGCGACTGGGCTGATCGTTTCTGCATCCAAATCTACCGCTGCTATGCAGACGGACTTGATCAGGTTGCGGAATTCGCTACCTCTGAACTCAACACCTACCAGTTTGCCTGGGTTGTCTGCTACCTGGCAGGGGCTTATAAGAACTCCACACTAAACCTAGAAGTAAATGGGCCAGGCCAAGCCGTGATCAATGAGATGCGCAACCTTAAACGCCAGGCGCAGACGATGGAACCACGCAAGGCAAGAGGCTTAATGGATGTCTTATCGCACATGCAGCACTACCTGTGGCGGCGTAATGACTCACTCGGCGGTGTCTCGAACTCGCTGGGTTACTTGACCACGCATTCATCCAAAGAACGAATGCTGAATTACTTCAAGGATTACTTTGAGCGCGGGATGATGAATGTTTACTCAATGGATTTACTTGAAGAGATGAAGTCCGTCGTGCGTGACCAGGGTTCTATTGCTGCTTATGGGCGTAACAAAGATGATCGTGTCATTGCGACAGCCCTTGCTTGCGTAGCTTTTGCTGAACAGCTCATGCCAAGGCTCTTGCAGATGCGTATGACGCGTGATCGCAAAGAAGAAGCGATAACACCTGTGCAAGTGCCGGTTGTCGATAAGCAGATCAACAATTACTTAAAGGCTATTGGCGTTGGGCCTCAGTAAGCGTCAAATGATGGAAGTGATTCCTGCGTTTATGCGTGATAAGAAACGCGGTATTTCCATTGCCTTGTTTGCCGAGCTATGCGGCCTTGATCCCTTGCATCTAAGAGATGTGTTTCTTAACGGCAAATACCCGCTTACAGAACTCGTACAGACCCGTGTCAACCGTGCTTATGAGCATTGGGTCAATGGCGAAGTTGCTGTCATGGTGAAGTCGGGTAAGAAGTATGTGGAGTTTCGCAAGCAACCTAAGCCGCAAATGGTAAGGCGCAGGCTTGTTACTTTTGATGGCAATGGATTCAAACTTGATCTTGGCATTCGACCAAAAGCCCAAGACTATCAACGTCCTGATCTTGACCAGCAACTAAGGAGAAACTATGGCAGTCGTTCATGATTACAAATGTCCAGCACATGGCTTTTTTGAAAGCAGGGAGCCTGTGTGCCCTCATGGATGTACATCCGATGTGCAAATGGTATTCCTGCAAGCCGTGGGTATGAAGTCCGATTCCACCAAACATGCTGACACCACACTTAGAGAATTAGCCAAGGATTACGGCATGAGTGACATTAAGTCTTCGCGTGAGGGTGATCATCAGCAACATGCCCTGTTAGGCAATAAACAAGCCTCGCAACCACAGAATCCCTTTGCCGTGCAGTGGGGTAACCCCAAACAATTAGGCAACTACAATCTGAATTCGATACGCGGAGAAACCGTTGGGGGCTTGTCTGCTGTCAAAGAAAGTGGTATAGCATTGCGCAAACCAACGCCTTCAGTGGTCATTCGTGATCATGAGAACTTAAAGTTGCCTACATGAGAATTCCTGACGATCCCATCCAGAGAGAGTATTTCTACAATGACTTGGTAGATAAGTGCTCCGTCAGCATTCAGGAGCGCACGGGAACTTATGACTCGTTGCGCTCGTACTATCTCTTTGGTGCGGGATTGGATGCACCGCCTGCGTACTACAACAAGATTTACCCGCACATTGACCAGCTCTCCTCCTTTCTCTACTCAGCAGAAACTACACGGTTCACCATTTCGCTTGGTGCCTCGGTCAATAAGCACGAACAAACCAAGATTCCTTCGCTGACAGGCGCTTTGAATGACGATTGGCTCAACAGCAACGCTGATCAGGTCTTTGCCCAAGCACTGAACTGGGCGCTTTGCTACAACTCCACCTTCATTAAGCTCATTCAGAAGAATGGTTTACACCCGTACATGGTTGATCCACGGTGTATTGGCGTGTACCGAGAAGATACGCCGCACACCGACCGGCAAGAAGCCCTGATTCAGATTTACTACATCACACGCTCTGAGCTATACGCCAGGCTTTACTCGCATCCACAACGTGAAGCACTGCTTGCTCGTTTGCAAATGGGGCAAAGCCAAGAAAACCAAGTGCCTGATGGCATTCAGCGTTTGATTCTTTCTGCCACTGACCCAACGATGTACGGTAATGTGAACCTCAATATTGCCGGGATGCAGCAATACAAGGCTCGTGTTGCTGAAGACACGATCAAGATGACTGAATTATGGGTCTGGAATGACATGACTGAGGACTATCAGTGCGTCACCATTGCTGACCCTAACGTCATCATTTATGACAGAGCTGGTGAAAGTATGTTTTTGAAGGGTGAGCTGCCCTTTATTCAGCTTTGCCCAACCCCGCAGTACGATTACTACTGGGGTATTTCTGAAGTTGCAAGGCTAGTTTTCTTGCAAGACATGCGCAATAAACGGATGCAAGAGATTCTTGACCTCTTGTCGAAGCAAGTATCACCGCCTACAGCGCTCATTGGGTTTACAGGCTTGCTTGATGAAAAGAACTTTGCGCTAAACCGCGTTGGTGGCTTGCTTTCCACCGATATGCCCAATGCCAAAGTTGAGCAAATGGCACCATCAATCCCCAATGATCTCTTTAGAGAGATTGCAGAGATTGACCAGATGTTTGAAGAAGCCTCTGGCATTGTCAATGTGTTGCAGGGCAGGGGTGAATCAGGTGTTAGAAGTGCTGGTCACGCCTCGCAATTGGCACGTTTGGGGTCTTCGAGGGCCAAAAAACGTGCATTGATCATTGAAGACGCTTTGGAAAAGATGGCAACGCTTTACTTGAAGGCCATGCAAACCTATTCTGACCGCATTTACACCGATGACCAGGGTGATAAGTTCATTGCAAACCAGTTCACGAAGGACTTTGTGGTGAAAGTGGATGCTCATTCCAACTCACCGATCTTCACAGAAGACCTGCGAAGCCTTGCATTTGCGCTTGCAGACCGTGGTGCGATCACCAAAGAGCGTTTGATTGACATTTTGGAGCCTCCGATGAAGCAATTGCTCAAGGAAGACCTCCGAAAGATGGAGCAAGCCCAGCAAGCAGCGCAAGAAATGCAAAAACAGCAGCAACCAACGCCTGAAGGCGCTGCACCACCCGCTATGTAGAGGTTTTTATGCTGACAAACGGTAATTCCAACATGAATGGCGGTTCTGGCGACACGAGGAGCGGTCAAGATCGCTTTTCTTACAGTAATGACCAGCCAAAAATGGGTAAATCTGAGCTAAAACAGA